GAATGGCGCGAGGACGCTGTAGAAAAAATCAGTTGACGTGAATCGGGCGGCTGTGGTATACGTGGCTTAAGCAGCTACGAACCCGAGGCCGTCCCTCCCTACGGACTCCCGCTACTAGCCGCCGAGCCACAGGTACCGGAAATATTCCGGGGCGACAGACCGCTGAAACGCGGACTGTCATTCCTATGCTCGGCGGCTATATTTTTATAGCATAGCCGCCGGGCATCCTTGAGGATGGCCCTGGTATGGCGCTTGCTCCAGTCGGAATAGTTAAGCCCCTCACGTTAAGAGACCGCCTGTTCTTGGCGTTCTACTTCGACACCGGAATGAACGCAACCCAGGCATACATGAAATATGGCGAGTCCATCGGGAAGCCGTGTACGCACCAGGTTGCCGAAGTGCAAGGCTCGAGGGCGTTGAAGCGTATCCGATTATCCGGGGACTTCCGCGCCATCCTGGAGACACGTGGCCTCGATGACATCCGGCTTGCCTCGGAGATCAACCGCCTGCTCCAGATCAAGAAGCCCGCCATCTCAGCGAAGGGCGAAGTCGTAGGAGAGTACGAAGACGGGCAGACGCAAGTCCGCGCTGCTGAAATGCTTAAGGACGTACTAGGCCATTCCTCGAAGGCTGAAATCAATCTCATCACAGACCTGCCTGCAGTTATCATCGAAGTGCTAGAGGACGACGAATGAGCGTTGCTATTCGTTACCGGCTTACAAAGCCACAGGGGCGTGTATATCGCTCGCCTGCTCGCTTCCGCGCTTTGAACGCCGGGCGCCGATTCGGGAAGACGCACCTTGCCGACCTCGAGCTTGTCGGTGCTGCGGTGAATAAGCCGGGATCCGTGAACTGGTACATAGCGCCGACCTATCGCCAGGCGCAACAGATTTCATGGGCAAAGCTCAAGGGCATGATTCCCGCGTCCTATGTCGCCTCGAAGAACGAGAGCGACCTGTCCATCATCCTGCGCAACCGCTCAATCATCGCGCTTCGCGGTGCTGATAACCCCGACAGCCTGCGCGGCCCTGGCCTTGATTTCGTGGTTCTCGACGAAGCCGCATTCCAGAAACATGAGGCATGGACTGAGGTGGTCCGTCCCGCACTATCCGATCGCATGGGCCGGGCGCTCTTTATCTCGACGCCTTGCGGCTACAACTGGTTCTATGACCTATATTGCGCAGCTAAGAGCCGAGAGGACTGGGCGGCCTTCCAGTTTACGACGCTGGAAGGCGGGAACGTTCCAGCGTCAGAGGTCGAGGCGGCGAGATCAGAACTCGACGAAAAGACCTTTCGCCAGGAATACGAAGCAAGTTTCGAAGCGCTGACTGGGCGCGTCTACTACGCCTACGACCGGGACCTCAACGTAAAACAATTAGCCGACATCCAGGACTCACCGCTTCTTGTCGGCATGGATTTCAATGTCAACCCGATGTCGGCAGCGTTCGCGGTCAAGGCCGGCGACCAAGTCCATTTTATCGGCGAGCATCTTATCCCGAACGGAAACACCGACGACATGGCGAAAGCTATCCGAGCTAAATTCCCGAATCGAAAAATACGAGTCTATCCAGATCCTACTGGCAACGCCCGTAAGACCTCGGCCCCCGTAGGGCAGACGGATTTCACAATCCTTCGTGCGGCCGGTTTCCAGGTGATCGCCCCGTCGCATCCCTACCCTGTTGCCGACAAGATCAACACGGTCAATGCGGCTATGCGCAACGCGGCCGGCCTGCGCCGCTGTTTTGTTGACGCGACGAAGTGTCCACAGCTCGCCAAGGGTCTCGACGGGCTTACCTACCGGGAGGGCACAAACGAGCCAGATAAGAGCCTGGGCCTCGACCATATCACTGACGCGGCGGCGTACTTGCTGCTGTGGGAGATCCCCATGAACGTGTACACGGCCAGATCAGGAAAGGCAGGAGCGCTATGAGCAGCATCAAGAATACGAAGGTCAGGAAGATATCCGACCAGCACGCGGACTATCAGGCGATGGCGTTCCGCTGGCGTCGCGCCCGCGATTTCTTAGACGGTCGCGACGCCCTGCTCGCTCACGACCTCGAGCTTTGGAGCCGGAACCGCAGGTCATCCGGGTCCAGAGAAAACCCGCTCACCCTACTCGCCCGCGGGGCCTATGTGCCGCCGCTTTCTGACAGCCAGCTCTATGCGGACTATTACGCGTACCTGAACCGCGGCGAATACGACAACTGGGTCGAGCTCTCGGTCAACGGCTTCCGCGGTCTCATCGTGGGTAAGGGCGTCGGCCTCGAAGGCGTTCCGGAATTCATGGTCAGCGACTGCGACCTCGAAGGCACCCCGCTCGAGGAGAAGATCGAAGACCTCCTCACCGAGGTCCTCACGGTTAACCGCGCCGGCTGGCTTATCGACCGGCCCGCTGCCGTGGAAGGCATGTCACAGCTTGACGCCGAACAGCAGGGCGTGCGCCCGTACATCGTCGACTTCAAAGCCGAGGACATCATATTCTGGCGCAAGGCCCGGGTCGGTAACGCCGTGAAAGTCGTCGAGGTCGTGCTCCGCGAGCCCTGCGAAGATGCCGAGGGCAAGCCCGATTATCGATATCGCCAGCTGGTCCTTGAACCCATGGCGCTCGAGGACGGAACGGGTATCGTCGGGTTCGCCTCGTACTCATGGACGCGGAGGACGTCACACGATGAGTACGTGAAGTCGGCGCCGAGCGTCCCGCTCCTCGGGAACAAGCCGCTTAGCGATATCCCGTTCTACTTCTACGACGCCCATGGCGGCAAGGCTGACCCGCAGAAGCCGACCATCGAGTCGCTCGTGCTCCTGGCGCTTGCGCATTGGCAGTCGTCCGTCGATATGCGCCATGGCGCCTTCTGCGTCGCGCTACCGACGCCCTGCTTCCACGGCTACCCCGAAGACTTCGAGCCGGTACTTGGCGGGCTCAACACCTGCATATCGACTAACCCGGACGCCACGGAGAACTTCCTCGAGCTCACCGGCCAGGGCCTCGAGCCGCTCCGGGGCATCATCAATGACATCGAGGCGCGCATAGCCAAGTTCGGCGGCCGCATGCTCGCCGACGAGAAGAAGGACGCGGAATCGACGGAGACCGTGCGCCTGCGGTCATCCGGGGAAGTCGCGACGCTCGCAGACGTAGCCCGTGCCGTAGCGAGGATCGCAGGGCAGGCACTGAGCTTCGCCAACCTCTGGGCGGGGAATAGCACGAAAGCCGTCGTCACGCTACAGACCGACTACGCTGCGGTCTCGATCGATTCTGCCATGCTCACGGCGCTCGACGGCGCGCTGACTGCAGGTCATATCTCGCAGGTCGACTACAACGCCTACATCCGCAAGACCGGGATCATCGAGGCCGACCGCGACGACGAGGCGATCGAAGCCGACCTTGAGCGCGACAGTGCTGCGGCTGATGACGCCGCAGGCGAAGCGCTGGTGAAGACCGCGGCCAAGCTGGCAGTCCAGGGAGGGGCGGCATGAAAACCATAATCTGCGGTATCCCGTTCGAGATCGTTATGCGCGAGCGTACATTGCCGGTTGACGATAACTACGGCCTCATGAGCGGGAAGGAGGCGCGCATCTACCTCGACTCCAAGATCCCGAAGCCCATGCGTGACGCGACGCTTGTGCACGAGTGGATGCACGCCGTCTTCGAGTGCAACGGGATCCAGCACGAAGAGGTGCAGGTCGCAGTCATGGCTACGGAGCTCTACCGGAACGGGTTCCGGGTAAAGGTCGAGAAGTGAACGCCAGCACCAAGCTCCTGCACTCCCTCCTCGCCCGCGGCGACTACCTCGAGCGCCTCTCGCGATCGCAGACGCGAAAGCTCCTCGCCGTCCTCGAGACCGCGCACGACGAGGTCCTGGGCAAGATCGCCAAGACCGGGGGCGAGCTAACGCGGGAGTGGCTGGCCGAGGTCGCCTCCGACATCGACAGCATCTACGCCGCCGCCGTAAAGAAGGCCTACGGCATTATCTCGTCTAACCTCGAGAGCCTGGCCACAGACGAAGCAGAATGGCTTGCGGGTTCGCTCGGTACAGTCGCCGTCGGAGTCACGGTTACAGCTCCCGGTGCCGCCGCGCTATGGTCGAGCATCGCCGCCCTGCCCGCGGCCTCCGGCTCAACGCTGGCGCAGCTCTTCGACGCCCTCGGGATCAACTCGCGCCAGGCCGTGGTCGATGCGATCCGTGTCGGCATGGCCGAAGGCGAAACGGTCGACCAGCTCACACGCCGGCTACGCGGTAGCACGATCAGGCGCGCCTCGTACCGGGTCGTCGACGGCAAGCGCACCTATATCCCCGGCCAGTACGAAGGCGGCGTCATCGAAGGCGTGACGACGCGGCAGGCCCGGGCCCTTGCGCGGACCGCGGTCATGCACGTCGGTAACCAGGCACGCGAGGCCTTGTACCGAGAGAACGCCGATATCATCAAGGGCTACCAGTACATAGCCACGCTCGACGGCGATACCTGCCTTGTATGCGGAGCCGACGACGGGCGCGTGTATAAGC